TTTCGAGCTTGCGCACCTCTGAGCGTTTCAGCCAGCCATCGTTTACGCGGAACTGTAGAACTGCGCTCTTTCTGGCTGGAACCCCGAAGCAAACCTTCCAAGGAAAATTCGCTGTAGAGCGTGCGGGCGGCGGTGGGCGTCAGCAATTGACGGTTGATAGCGCCCTCGATAGCGCTCAAATGGCGGCCCAATGTGTGCTTGGCAAAGAACATGTCCATGGCCACGCTGTTGCTGTATGTCGAGTGGGACAGATCACCAATCAGGACGGGCGGCACCTTAAAGATGCGGGCCACTTCTTCCACGCTGAACCGGCGCGATGCAACCCATTCGCTATCTGCCAGCGACAAGCTGATGGGGGTGAAGGTCGAACCTTCTTCCATGATGGGCACCTTGCCTGCATTGCTTCCACCGGCGTACTGGCTTGCCCAGCTTGCGGCGATGGCCTGGCGTTGCTCTGGCTTCAAGCGTCCGGGCATGGACAGGATGCCGCTGGCCTTGGTGCCGTTGTCGAAGGTGCTCTGGCCATGCTGCGCTTCGGCTTGTGCCAGTTGGATCACGGCCCTGGCGGCGGCGATAGGCGACACGCCCACCAGGGGATCATTGCCAGCACGATGGCGAAGGTGGAACACCTCGGCAGGCAATAGACGCTCGCGCTTTCCGTCCCTGTCGGTGTACTCATAACCGCCGATGGTTTCGCCCTTGCGCATGATGGTTACGCGATCCGTCACCATGGGGTCGAGGGCGCGGGCCTGGCCGTCATAGCCGCGTGTGACTTTCGCGTAGCGTTGCCGGTCAGCAGCATGGACGAAACCATCCATTCCCAAAACTCGGTGGCGCTTTGGCTCTCGTTCGGTGCACGGTGCAAGACGGTGTGAAGGGGATGCTCGGTGGCGGCTTTGCGGTCGCCATCATCGCCGTGGCGGTACAGGCGCAACGGCAAAGAACCGATGGCCTCGGCAATCAGGGCCACGGCGGCATAACATGCCCCAACACCTTGGGCGGTGTCAGGCGTCACGCTGGTGGCAGACAGCGGCACAGGCCAGCCATTCACGCCGATGGTGCTGCGCGCCTCCAGGCCGATGGCGCTTTTGATGCGGGTGATGATGCTCATGTGGTTTGCAGCCATGCGGCGTTCATGTCCCAAAAGGACTGGGTGATGGGCATGTTGCGCAGGGCAACCGTGGTGTCCTGATATGCCGGGTCGCTGGTCAAAGTGATTTCCACCAGGTCAACATTCAGCAGCTCGCGCACCAGCGTTTGACCGCGTTCTTCCCAGCGGTCGCCCCCGTCGGGCACGCGGAACCCGAACGAGCATCCCGCCACGTCCCCACGATCCACCAGGATGGCCAGATCACGCCCATGGGTGGTGTCGGGCAAGGCCAGCTCAAACGCAAGGCCTGCGGTGTCTCTCGCAGTTGCAGCGTGCCGCCTCGGGTGGTGCCCAGCAATGCACTGCCGTCGTGGTGGTACAGGGCGCGAATGTTGGAACCCGTCGCCAGCGATTTGGCGAAAGCACCGGGGCGGATCACTTCGGAGAATGTGCCCAGGTTGGCTTCGGAATTGAACACGGCGGCGATGCCGTGCAAGGTCTTGTTGCCGGTCGCTTGTAGCGTGCCGTGTCCGCGTAGTTCCAACATGTCGCATCCTTTGCTTTAGAGCGTGACGTCGTCGATCACGGTGAAGGCATCTTCACGGCGCGGCACCATGTCGCAGGTGGTCAGGATGCGCACTTGAATCGCACCACGGCTGAACGGGCCTTCAGCGAACATGTTGGTCACCACGTCCACACTGCCCCAGGTGCCCACGATCATTTCGGAGAAGTCCCCGACGATCATGCGGCCCGTCGCAGGGGTTCCGGCCTTCTTCACCAGTTGATTGGTGACAGCCACGGGGATGCCACCGAGTTGGCCGTTATCCAGCAAGTAACCCGGCAGGCCAGCTTCGCGCAGGGTCTTGCGCAGGATGGTTGCCACCTCGGGATGGGTAAGCCATGCATTCGGGGTGATGTTCTTCATGGCCAGCCCTTGCAGCACCGTCAGCACCTTTGCCCAGGTGGGTGCACCCAGTACGCCAGTGCCAGTGGCTGCGGTCAGCAGGCCTTCGGGTTCCTTCACGCCGTCGCCATGGATCAGGGCCTTGTCGATTGCCAGCGAAACCACGTTGATAAAGTCGTCACGCACCAGCGATTCAATCGAAGGATTGCTCTGTTGCAGCAGTTGGCGGCTCAGTTCAGTGATAGCGCCCACATGCTTGGGCTGCAACGTGATGTTGTTGAACGTCATGCCGCTGTCGGTCAATGCGTCGCCTTCACCGATCCATTGCGCCGTGCTGGTGGTGGCCTGGCGCGGGATCACCACGTCACCACGGAGATTCGGCAGGACACGGGCACCCAGCGAACGCACCACCATGCTGTTGCGCAGCAGGCCGACGAACTGGTCAGCGCGGAAGTCCTCGGGCACGATCCCGGCGGCGGTGGTGGTGGTCTGTGCGGCGCGTTGCTCGAAAAGGCTATGCGGGATCAGCACGCCCTTGGCTTGCACACCCTGGCGCTTTTGCTCTTGGTTGTACTCGGCCAATGCACCGGTCAAACTGCGGTTCTCGGCATGGGCGGCGATGGCTTCCACGACGCTGATGCTCGATTCCAGATCCGTCACGCTCTTATGCACCGGCTGGCCCATGCTGCGGCGCTCGGCTTCTTCGACGAATTGGGCGCGGGCCTCCTGGCCTTCCAGGTTGACGATCTCGGCCTTGATGCCGTCGAACTTGGTTTGAGCTTCGGGCGTCAGGGTGGGCATGGATGCCAGCAGGCTACGGGCCTCGTTCACTTTGGCGGCGCGGGCTTCACGGATTTGATGCAGTTGCATTGGGCTTCTTTCTTGAGGTGTGCCCATGCAATCGCCGGGCGGGTGGGTTTTCTGCCAGTACTGGTTGCCCGTACAGCATTGAAAGAATTATCCACGATCAACCACAAAAACGAAAGAATATTGCGCAAAAGTGCAGATTTATTTGTGATTCCTTCTGTTTTTTGTGATATGGGCGGCGATTTCTTGCGTCGTTTGCCATTCAGACGAAAGAAAACCCGCACAGGGCGGGTTGAGGGGTGGCTCCAGGACAAGGTTTATCATTTGTGATAAACCTTTCGTAGGACGCGCCCCACGGATTAGGGGTGGCTCCAGGGTTGGGGCGGTAACTTTTGCCGCCCCAAACGTAGGACGCACCCCACGGTTGAGGGGTGGCTCCAGGCCAGTGCTGGTACCGACAGTACCGGCACTGGCAGGACGCGCCCCACGGTTGAGGGGTGGTTCCAGGTGGTTGGGGATCATTTTTTGGTGCTCCCACCGTCAGTAGGACTACCAGAGGTGGCTCCAGGTGGTTGGGGATCATTTTGAGCCCCAACCTCGAAGGACGCACCCCACGGTTGGTGGGTGTCTCAAATTGCACCCTTTTCGGTGCCGGGTGAATACTTGCGGTCTTATGTAAACCAGGTGAAGGTGGTCTTCTGGTGGCTGGATTTGTACCCGCTGGCAAGAATGGGACTTGTCCCATTTGTCTGTCAGAACAGATCACCGACTTGCCCAGGGCTGGGAACCGGCATGGCCTCGGGCTGGGCCTTGCGCTTCTTGTTGACGCTGTAGGTCGTCAAGACGTTGTGCGCCAGCATTGCAGCAGACGGGCGCTGTAGGCCCTCGTTGTCTGTCCAGGTGCCCAACGTCAGCGGGCCGGTAATGGAGACTGCATCGCCTTCGTTCAGCACCAGCAGCGCGGCCATGGGCTCGGGCTCGAAGGCCGTCACGCTCACCACGATCACAGCACCGTCGTGCATGGAGACACGCACCCGCGCACCAGCGAAGGGCTGGCCGGATTTTGCGAGTCGTTTTTGTGGAGTGCCGATCAGTCGGCCAGATAGGAGGGCGTCGAGCATTTGCGTGAAGTTTGCACTCGTTTGCACCAGGCACTGCACATTGCGGGCAGCGGCGGCGGCTCGATTTTTCTGCACCCTTTTCTGCACGCGCAAAATCGGCCCGACCTACTTTCCCCCCTCTATTCCCCTCTACTACCTCAGTCAGGGGAGGGAGAGAAACCCAAGCGGCTCAGTCTCGGTTCGCAATCGGCAACACTCACCTAAAGAACCTCAGAAAAGGCTCTTTAGTAGTCACCGATCATCTTAGGGCACCCAGTGCGGACGAGCCTTCGGACATTATCGGACTGACATCATTACAGCGTGTCAGCTTGCAGCATTACGCGCCTGTATGCGCCCCTTCTCGCCGTTGCTGCACCCCTTTCGGGTCACTCTTTTGGCGTTGACTTGGGAAGGTTCCCCCGTAGTCTCTCAGTGCAGTTACGGCGGCGTTATGCGGCACTACCTGCACCCAGTCATTCAGAGCTGGGGGGTTTTGTCCTGGCTGGGTTCTGAGTCCCACTTGCTGCGCTGCTAACTTTGGTCAGCGCTCCAATGAAAAAGCCCTTTAGTCCTAACTCTGCCGTGCCCGCCAGCACGTCCCTTGCGGGTACAGAGTCAGAGCTAAAGGGCTCTAACTACGTCGTGCTGGCGGACACTGACAATTTCATTGTGCCACAGATTTCGCTTTCCGTGTCAATATGAATTTGCATCCAGCATGGGGAAAAAAAACAGGCCCCGTAGGGCCTTGATGCTATTTGCCAGCCGGGTGGCCTTGATTCACCACTCCATTGGGTTGAACGGATGCAAACCATCCACCAGCGCGCTCACAAAATTAGGCGAGTTGTCGCTGTATTCCCATCCAAGATTGGTATGCGCTCGGAGCGCGGCATCATCTTCAAATTTCATGTTTAGGGCTTGCACCATCTTGTTGGCCTGACTGGATCGCCCACCAGCGAACTGGCCAATAGTGAATAGAAACTAGCCATGCTGGCTGCGGGCATTTCGTGTA